ATGAAAGACCATGTGCAGCGCTTGGCTGGGCATGTGATCGGCAGCGAAGTCACCGACAAGCATTACCGTGAGGTAAAGCAAGCCGATGTGCTTCTGGATGACTATGTGGTTGAGGTTGGTTAGGGGCTGTTTAGCCCCTATGCCTTTGTGAACCGACAATGACATGCACTGCGTAGAGGTCGCTTGTCATAAAGTTGATCTTTTTGCCTGACTTGAGGTCAAGCACTGTGATCGTCCCGTTTGGGTCTGGCGAGGCGCACTCTCGCACCATGCCGACCAGACGGTCTTCCAACTGAAACAATAGCACTACATCATCGCCGGGCTGTGGTATCAGCTTGGGGTCAACGAATAGGACATCGCCAGCCTTATAGCGCGGCGACATAGTTTCGCTGTAAGTGGTGATGGCATAGGCCGTCTGACTGTATTCCAAGAAGCTGGGCTTCCTGATTTGCTGCTGGGTGGCAGCGTTTGGCCTTATGATAAAGCCATCGCCGTGGTTAAACTCTTTGTTCATCGGTTGCTTCTCTGAGTAAAGCGGAATGAACACCGCGCCCGGACTTACAAAAGCTTGAAAAGCAGTTTTGACTTCTGGCTCAACGTCATCGGTAATGTCTTCGACCGTACATCCCAAAGCTTCTGCTATTCGTATGAGCTTCTTGTATGACGGGCGCGTAACTTCGCCTCTTTCGATTTTGCTATACTGACTCTGGCTTATCCGCGCTTCCCTTGCTGCTTCTTCCTGAGTTAATCCTAATTTTTGACGTAATGGTTTAATGCGTGTGTGCATTGTGGTTTACCCTTGTCTCCCGAAAATCCGCAATCTGGCTCAGCCCTAGTTTGGTAGCTGTAAGAGCAGTCTGGATTCTCTATAATTCTATTATAGGGCGGTCTATCATTCTTGATCTGCTTGTCTAGTTTTTTAGCAATGATCCAAGAAAAGCTAAAAGCGCCGCCCAACTGTTCTTCGCTGGGGTAATCAGCGGGTGGTGCTTGGGGCGGGTCAGCCCAATCTTGAGCGCAACAAGCGCAACCGCCATGAGATACTAAAGTAAATGCTCTATCCCTAATTCGGAAAAACTGGCTGAAGGACGTCAGGCAAAGGCCGCGCCATGTGTAAAGCGATGTAGCGTCCACCGCTTCTAACCAGTTTGGCATGTAATCCATTCTCAACATAATTATCTCCCGTTATTCGTCTTTTACCCTTCAAAAATGAATAAGTCAACTAAATTATAACTAGCAGTATTCGCTTAGTTGTTTTTAGTTATTTTTATCTTGACCTAACTATTTTATTCGATTATGAAGGTCGAACAACTAAAAACAGGCAGATCAATGCAACTTTTTGAGTATTTGATCGCAAAGGATGTCAGCCAGACAGCTTTTGCGAAGCGGATAGGTGTGTCTCAACCCACGCTGCACCGCTATTTAGTCGGAGAAACCTCGCCTTCAGTTATTACAGCTATTCAAATTGAAAAGCTCACAGGTAAAGAGGTAAAGGTCCACGATTGGGCTAAACTGTCTGACAGCATATCTACGGTGCTGGTCGATGGTTAATTCACGCGATAAAGGCACGCGCGGCGAATACGCGGTCATAAAGCTGATCGAAGAATTGCTGGGCATAAAGCTGAAGCGCGATGTCGAGCAGTACCGCCAAGCTGATCGTGGTGATCTGATACTCGCCGAAGATGGCTCTGACTGGCCGTTTTGCGTTGAGGTTAAATCATACAGCGGCTTGTCCGTTACGCATCGCCCAGCTTGGTGGCAGCAAGTCGTTAAGGCTAGCGCCGCGCATGGGCTGATCCCTGTGCTGTTCTATAAGTTCGACCGTTATGAGTGGCGAGTTGTGCTTAAGGCGAACACCGTTAGCTTTGCGCTTGGCGGCACGCTCGACCACGACGATGACGTTTTGCTGACAACTGACACAGACGGCTTTGCTTACTTGGCGCGTGAAATACTCGCAGCGAGGGCTGGCTGATGCGGTACGGCAGTGTTTGCTCTGGCGTAGAGGCCGCAACGGTTGCTTGGCATCCGCTTGGGTGGGAGCCGCAATGGTTTTCCGAAATAGAAAAGTTTCCGTCGGCGGTGCTTGAACACCATTACCCCGAAGTGCCGAATTACGGCGATATGACTAAGTTTAAGGAATGGCCAGATGACAGAACAATCGAGCTTCTTGTGGGGGGAACGCCCTGCCAAAGCTTCTCAGTCGCGGGACTTCGCAGAGGACTTGATGACCCACGCGGAAATCTCATGCTCACCTATCTTGCCATTGCTGCACAGCATCGCCCCCGCTGGCTGGTTTGGGAGAACGTCCCCGGCGTCTTGTCTAGCAACAGAGGACGGGACTTTGGGACCTTCATCGGGGCGTTGGGCAAACTCGGCTATGGGTTCGCCTACAGAGTGCTTGATGCTCAATACTTCGGAGTGGCACAGCGCCGCCGCCGTGTGTTCGTTGTCGGACACTCTGGAGACTGGAAGCGTGCCGCAGCGGTTCTTTTTGAGCGCGAAAGCTTGTCAGGGCATCCTGCGCCGAGCAGAGAAACGCGGGAAGAAGTTGCCCAATGCCTTACAACGCGCACTGGAAGCGCATACGACCCTTTAACCGAAAGTTTTGTGACGGAACAAACAACGGTGAACACGATCACCGCAAGTTACGGAATGGGTGGAGTTGATTACGAAACCAAACCAATAGTTTTCGGCGCACAGAACAGCGCAAGCCAGGGCGATAGCGTGTCAGAGCATGTCACGCCCACGCTTGACAAAAGCAAAACCCCGGCGGTGGCTTACGGCATCCCCGGCAATTGGATTGGTCGTGCGCCAGAAAACGGCGGTAATGCCACCAAGCCGATGGACAACATAGCGCCAAATTTAACGAGCGCTGATCGTCATGCGGTGGCTTTTAACCCCATTAGATACGGTAGCCACCAGCAAGACACCTTACATCACGAAACTGGTGTTATGTCTTCTTTACCTGCTGGTAGTAATAGCAACGCTGGGCATTACACGAAAACTGTAACAAACATGCAAGTGCGCCGCCTGACGCCGCGTGAATGTGAGCGTTTGCAAGGCTTCCCCGACGATTACACGAAAATCCCGTGGCGCAACAAAGCGCCAGAAGATTGCCCTGACGGCCCACGCTACAAAGCGATGGGCAACTCTATGGCCGTGCCTGTGATGCGTTGGATCGGCGAGCGCATAGCGATGGTGGACAAGCTATGACCAACCACCCCTGCAAAACATGTGAAGGCTACGGCGTTCTTGAGGACATCACTTGGCGCAGCTTCGGGCGTGGCCTTGAGCCGTGCGGCGAGGATGTGGAGTGCGAAGACTGTGATGGCGTTGGGTATATCCAAGAGGATGACCCTGATGCTTGAGTGGTTCACGATCATGGTGCTGACCTATTCGGCGAATGGTGAAGAACTGCAAAGCAAGGTGTTGTTCCCAAGCCAAGCCGCTTGCAGCGCTGCGATGCACGCCTTTCACGAAACGATAGACGCGAGCTTTCCCGGCACGATGACGCAATGCGTGGTCAGCGACATTCCAAGCAAATCAATCAGACCAAGGGCAAGACCAGAGGAGTTTACCAATGAGTGAAGCGGAGAAATTCATAACGTCAATCAGACGCAAAGCAGACATCTTAAGAATGGACGCCAAGCGTGATCCGAAAGACCAGATGCTTCAGCAACGTGCCGAGGAAATCATGGCGCTGTGCGATGCGCTGGACAGGGCGGTCAAGCAATGAGCGCACACGGCGTCAAGGCTAAGCGCCGCCACCCTGAGACAACTACATATGAGCGCGAGAAGTTCATCGTGGCGCATGTAACATTTGAGCTTTGCGATCATCCAAAGAACGGCGTGACCTTCGCGCTGATAGCTGGCGATGCAATCGACGCCAAAGACAGACGCCCGATGTTCACAGGCCACATTGCAAAAGGCATGGGGTCACAGCTTCGCAGACTAGCCGCACGCATAGATGAATTAGAGGTGAAACTTTGAGCAAGCCACTGAAAACATATCTCAGCAATAGCATAGTCGAATACCTAGACGTACCGCAGCGAGTGAAGAAAAGCCTGTTTTTATACGGCGTAAGAACACTGGCTGACTTGGACTTTGCGTCCGATGACGAATTGCTCAGCTACCACGGCATTGCTCAGAAAAGCTTGCTGAAAATACGCGCCGCCACTGAGGAGATGCGCAAAAAAATAGACGAAGGATTGGAGCAAGGCGCATGACCTACCCCTTCGGAATACATGACGACATCAACAACGCCGACTATCACGCCAGCGAAGGTTACAGCAGTAGCTTTGCAAAAGCTTGGTACAAGTCTACCCCAGCGCACGCAACGGCTGACAGACCGTTTAGGTCGTCCATCGCATTTGACCTTGGCACAGCCGTGCATGGCTGGGCGCTGGAAGGTGTTCTGCCAGTGGAAGGCCCGGAATCGCGCCGAGGGCATGCTTGGGCTGACGCCAAAGCTGAGGCTGAACTGCTGGAAACCGTGGCGCTGACCAGTGGCGATTTCGCAAAAGTTGAGCTGATGGTTAACGCTCTGCACGGCAACCCGCATATCCACAAGCTGTTGTCTCACAAGGAGCGCATCTGTGAGGCGTCTGTTTTCGCAGAGCATCCCGAAACAAAGCTGCGCATGAAGGCGCGACCTGATCTGTACATCGAAAGCAAGGGGCTGATCGTAGACATCAAGACCACGCAGAGCGCAGAGCCGTACCAGTTTACGCGGCAGATGGCGCAGCTAGGGTACAGCCTACAAGCAGCTTGGTACGTCAGAACGTTACAACTGGCTGGACTAAAAGCTGAGCGCTTCCTGTTCGCCAATGTTGAGAAAGAGCCGCCCTATGCAACGTCGATTGTCGAGGTGGGCGAAAACCTGATGCAGCACGATATGGAAATCGTCGAGCGCGTCTTAAGCGAAATCAAACAGGCCGAAGAAACCCAAACTTACACGACAGGTTGGCCAGCCGTGCATGTCGTGGATGAACTGCCCCCGTGGGCATAAAAGGAGAAAGAAAATGAACCACAACTTGATGAACGTAGAGGCTTTATGGCCACGCCTAGATCGGGCTTACAAGTTTGACGCTGCGCAAAACCGAAGCATGCCGACCGAGGCGACTGATCCAGACGGCAAGTATGAGCTAAACGTTATCGTTACCGAAGCGCAAGCCAAGGAGCTTGCCAAGAAGATGACTGAAGCGTTTAACGACAAGTCCGACAAAGATTGGCCAGCTTGGAAGCCAACCGGGCTAGGCGATTTGTTCAAGCAAGACGAAAGCGGTTGCTGGATCGTCAAGATGAACAAAAAGACTTACGGCGAGGCCAAAAGCAAGCCAAAGCAGTTTGACAAAGATGGTCAGCTTTGCGCCGACGATTTTCAGCTTACGACTGGCAGCAAGATACACGTCATGGTCGGCATCAGGCCGTGGAAGTTCGGCGGCAAGTCAGGCGTCACGCTGCGCCCCGAAAAGGTGAAATGGATAGAGCTTAAGGAACGCGAAGAAGCTGACCCATTCGGCGATAGCGAAGACCCCTTTGGTCTGCCGTCAACCGAAAGCAAGGCGAGTGATGCGTTTGACGATGAGATACCGTTTTAGAATTGGAGAAAAAAATGTCAGAGTTAGTTGGCAAATTAGCCGTATCAGTTGAAGATGATAAACCTGCACTGCAAATGGAAATCGTCGAGGTAATTGGGGATTACATTTTAGTGCAGCATATAGAATGGGCGCTAAACGGACGTGAGGAGTTTTTCTTATATCCGCTATCTGCTGCCGCCGAGAATTGGAGAATGTTCGACGAACACGGCGACCTGATAGCTTGGGTTTATGCAAATTTTCCAAAGGCAAGCAATGCCTGACTTCGAGCAAACTTGGTGGTCAGAATGGTCAGATAAGATCATCACCAAGTATAATCTAAAGCAAAGCAGTAAGGGCGAGTGGCATGGCGCTTGCCCAAGCTGCGGCGGCACAGATCGGTTCTGGATCAAGGAATATCAAGGGCTGGTCAAAGCGCACTGCCGCCAAGGCTGCACCATCGGCGAAATGGCCGACGAAATGCGGCATGATGGGGTTTGGCCAGTGCTGCGGCCAGCCGACAACGTTGTGCCGATACTGCAAAAAGAAGTGCCTAGCAATCAAGATGACTTCGGAGATACGCCAAAGCTTTACCATGAGCGCAAAGGTGTTGACCTGCTTGGCGCTAAGCTGGACGGCGATACCGTGGTTGTGCCGCTGTTTAACGCACAGCGTGAAAGGGTCGGCGAGCAACGCATTAGCCCGGATGGGCAGAAGCGGTTTAGCAAGGGCTTAGCAAAGGACGGCGCGTTTGGCGTTTGCGGTAAGCTGGGGCAAGGCAAGGTGTTTGTCGCGGAAGGCTGGGCAACGGCTGCAAGCGTGGCAATGGCTATGGACGGCAATGCAGTGTTTGCGCTGGACGCGGGGAATTTGCCGCGGGTTTGCGAAGCGCTTGCCGAAGCCTTTCCAGAGGTTGAACTTGTGGTTGCCGCCGATAACGACGAACCCGGCATAAAGGCAGCAAAGGCAAGCGGTCAGCGATGGGCAGCGCCAGCGCAGCGTGACGCAGATTGGAACGATGTGTGGCTTACGCTAGGGGCAAACGCGGTGAAGCATGGTCTGCAAGGCGCTAAGCGTCAGGCGGGGTTGTTTACCAGAGTTGACCAGTTGCAAATGACAACGCCGAAATGGCTGGTTGACGGTATGATCGAAGAAGACGCGCTGAGCATGCTGTTCGGCAAGTCTGGCAGCGGCAAGACGTTTGTTACGCTTGATATAGCGTTGTGTGTAGCAACGGGGCAAGACTATCACGGTCGAGCCGTGGCAAGCGGCCCGGTCATCTTCGTGGCTGGCGAAGGCCATGCAGGATATGCAAGGCGTGTGGCAGCTTGGAAGACGGCAAAAGACGTCGATCTGGATGGCGTGCCGTTCTTCAAAAGCAATTCAACCATTCTGCTGAATGATGAAGACAAGGGTGAACCCCTGCTTGATGAATTGCGCGAAATGGCCAAGGAAATAGGCCAGCCCAAGCTGATCGTTTTGGACACGCTAGACAGGACGATTATGGGGGATGACTCGTCAGGCGAAGACATCTCGCTGTACCTCAATGTGTGCGACAGGCTGCGCGAAGAATTTAACGCCACGGTGATGATCGTGCAGCACGTTGGGCATCAGCATACCGAAAGAGCCAGAGGTAGCACCAGACTGCGCGGCAGAATGGATTGCGAATACAGAGTGGAAGGCTGGGGAGACACTAAGATTATCCTCACGCCGACCAAAATGAAAGACGCAGAAGAACCAGAGCCGATGACGTTTCTAAAGGTAAGCGTGCCGCTTGTCACCCCGTCTGGCGATGAGACTAACTCGCTGGTGCTGGAATACACCGAAGACAAGCCGCTGGACAAGAAAGACCCAGAGTATGTCAAGGGCGTGGTCTTGGATCAGATCAAGCGAATGGATGACTTCGGCGAGGTTCAACGGAAAGACTTGAGGGAAGCCGTAGCGCTCGAATTGGACAAAAGCCAGCGCCAAGCTGACCGCGATATTAAGCGCCTGATTGACCAGAATATCATCAGCTATTCGGGGGGAATTATCAGGTATGTGTGAGGTCGCCGAAAATAGGCCAAAGACACGCCAAAGACATGGTGTCTTCGGGATGTCCACGGATGAAAGACATGGCAAAGACATGGTGAAGACATGAGTGTCCACGGCAAATACAATAAAAACAACGACTTAGGTAAACCCAAAGACATGCCAAAGACATGCCAAAGACATCAGGGGTCACTTTCAGCAAGCCAGAAAGACATCATGCACATTCCTAAGAATGTGCATGTCATGTCTTTGGCGAGTGACTGTCCAGAGAGGTTTCTTGATTACGCAGAATTAACAGAAAAACAGTTTGCTTCTGCACTTGCCGATATCACGGATTACGAGGAATTGTCTGGGCTTGCTAATCGGAGAAAAATTTTGAACGCGCCGCAACTGCTTCGGTGGAGTGAACGCCAGCGCGAGCAAATCATAGAACGTAAATTTGAACTGCAAAAGGAAAAGTCAAAATGATTACATGGGCAAGATGGCAAGCGGCTGGCGAAACCGTAACGGCGGCGGGGATGCTGGAATATGAACGCGAGCAAGTCAGGCTTGGCAGACGGCCAACGCTGCCGTGCGATCAGGAAACTAAAGACCGCCGAATGACGATGGCTGGCGTTGCCGTGATGACGGCTTTGCGAATGACAGGCGCAGCAACCGCCGAAGACTTAGCGATCAAGCTGGACATGTCGATTCATAAGGTGGCGAACAATCTGCACGCGCTGAGCCTAACCGGGCGAATACGCAAGTCGAGCCAGACGCCGCGCACTCTGAAGAAAAACAAAACGTGGCTTTACGAGGTGGTCGGATGAAGCGCGGCGAGGTTTTACAAACAGCCGAACAGTTGATTTGCGGTGATCGACAGGCGGCCTACGGGGATGCAACGCAAAGCCATCAACGCATTGCTGACCTTTGGACGGCTTATCTTGACACTGAGGTGTGCGCCTTGGACGTGGCCGCCATGATGGTTTTGCTGAAGGTATCCCGCAGCAAGGGCGCTGATCGTGACGATAACTGGATAGACATTTGCGGCTATGCGGCTCTGGCGGGGGAAATGCAGGGCAATGGTTAGGGTCGAGCTAGACAACGTGCGCAAATATCGGAACGCCTCAGAATGGCATGAAATACCGCGAGCGCGTTGCAACGGGCTAGAGGTTGTCGGCTATGGGGCGATCATAAAGCAAATTTGTAAGGCTCTGGCTCAACAGGGGGGCGATTTAGAGTGGTTAGTTGAAGTTTATAGGGGTGGGACACTGTGTTTTACAAAAGTGCCGCTAAAAGCGTGGTTTTGCGCAAGGCCAAAGAAAGGCAATCCCCATGAAAAAGCCCAAGAAAAGGCTTAACCAGTTAAGCGATTTGAGCGACTACGGGACGCCAGAAAGGCTAGGTAAGGCTGGCCGTGACGGCGTGATGTACGAGCGCACAAGCAAGCAGCTAGGCAGCGCAAAGCGCGTGCGAATTGTCAACCAAACAATGCTGGACAGATACATGCAGCGCGAGCAAATCAACAGGCGGCAATATGAGGCCGGGCTAGAGCTATACAGATTGTGGTTCATGGCTGGCAGATCGCAACGCACGATAGACTATGAAGCTGTGCGCGTTGACGGCGGCAAGGGCGGCGAAACTGTGGGCGAAGCGTTTTCCAGCTATATGGCAGCATTGCGCGACATCGGGCGCGACCTGTCAAGCGTGGCGCAGTGGGTGGCCATCGAAGGCATGACGGCGCGGGATTGGGGCGAGCGTGAAGGGCATGACCCCAAGGGCGGCATCGTCGCGCTAAGGCTGGCCTTGGATGCGCTTGGGGATCACTTTGGTATGGCTAGGGGTTAGGGCTTAGCTTGATGCGTAACCGCCGCGAAAATGCCATTGGCCAAGATCGCCAAGCGGTGTTTCTTTTGTTCTTCGGTGATTAAGCCCAGCCGAGCCGCCGCATAGACTTGCTCAGATTGGGCTTGGAGTTGTGCAAGAGGGGTCATCGCCAGCGTTCCTTTCCATCTACAATGGCGTTTGCAAATTCTTGGGCGCAACGATTTGTGCAGAAGTGGCCGCAATAGTGGGCGTAGCTTTCGCCGTCCCATAGCACTTCAGCAACAATTTGGCTGTTGTCGCCGTGCTTGTGTGTCGTACTGCGCAAAACGCGCAGGTTGCCACGATACGGCTCTGTGCCAGCATAGCTTTCTATGTCTTTCTTCGCGGGTTTGCCGCAGTTGATGCACGGCTTGGGGTGGTTAAATATGCGTCTCATTTCTGCCCCTCAATAAGCTGATCCAAAAGCTTGCCCATTCTGACAATTTCCTCAAATGCCCCGCCCTTGGCGGCTTCATCTTCGCCATCCCTTAAGCAACGCCCAAGGATAGCTGCGGCTGTTTGCCAGTTTGGCGTTAGGTCAAAGGTTCGCATTGTCTCTCACTCCTATTTTGTTTTCATGCTTGCTACATGGCAATGCAGCGCCGCCAAGCGCTGCTAAGCAATGTATCAAGATGCGTTTCTTTCTTCGCAGTTTTTCGGATCAGCACCCGGCACATGGAAGCCAAACATAGAGCCAGCTTGCATAGCTTCGATTTGCGCCGCGCTGATACCTTGGCGCTCGTTCCATTGCATCGCGGCTTCCCAAGTCCAGCCGTCCATTTGCCAGAAGCCCTTGATGCCTTTCTTTATCATCGTGGCCTTGCTCTTGTCGTAAAGGTCTTGCGCCATGCACATCTCTGGCAGGTCATTTAAAATTTCGGTTAAATCACGTTTAATCATCTCTCATACTCCCGTTAAAAATAGCCCGGCAAAAAGCCCGACGAATAGAGCCAAGCCGCCCAGCCAATCGGCTGCACGTGTTCGTTTGGCGATGGTGATAAGGTCGCGGCGGGTCATGCTGGAAGCGCTTCTGGTCGCGTGAAATCCATGCGGCCACTTCGCGCGCCTTCGACATTGACGAATACCCAGCTATCCGAGCCGCAAGAGCCGCCAGCGTAATGGCCAGACCAGCCAACCTTTTCGGCCAGCGCTTTTGCAGCAGCTAGGTGGTTTTGCTCATTGTTCAGCGCGTAATCATAGCCAATCGTTACAGTGTCGCGGCCATAGGACATTTTTGCTTTAATGCGGTCGCCCCGGCAATTTGTTGGGCTTAAAAATTTTGTGGTAATGGTTTGCATTGTCTCTCTCCTATTTTTGTTTTCATGCTTTGGCGCATGGCAATGCAGCGCTCGCAAGCGCTGCGAAGCGATACGTCAAGCTGTGGTTTCTGTGAAAACTAAAGCGCCTTGGCGATGGGCTTTATGCCCAACCGCACGAACTACAGCGCTATCAAAAAATGATGTTGCGCAAATCCATTCATCACAAAAGCGTAAAACAAATTGCGGCTTTTCTTTGCCTGTCCACTCTTTTGTTATTGTGTACCTTGGGTCTTTTCCTATTGGTCTATACATTTCTCTCACTCCTGTTTTGTTTGTTCATGCTTTGGCGCATGGCATGGCAGCGCTCGCAAGCGCTGCGCAGCGATACGTCAAGAGCCGATTAGGCCAGCCATTGCTTGCGCTTTTGTGTCTTCTTGGCGGATAACAACTGTGCGCTGATTTTCTGTGCAATCGGGATGCTCAGCATCCCAGACGAACCATTGAACCGCATCAAAGCGCGAATGAACCGGCGCAATGGCATACCGGGAAAAATCGCCAAATAATTCTTTAGGCGCGGCCAGTTGTCCTTTTAGCTTAGGGTTATTCTGCATTGTCTCTCACTCCTTTTTAGTTGTTTCTAGTTATTTCTACCGCAATAAAAATGAATAATCAAGAAATAAATTAAGCAAGGCGTTGTTTTTTTTGGATTGTTAGCTTATTTTTGATAATCAAAGTAATTATCAAGGAAAAACATATAAATGTCTCAGTTAAAGCCTAAGCGCAGACCGGGGCGGCCAGTTGGCACAGGCGGCGCGGCTCACATCACCGCAAGATTGCGTAAAGAAATTTATAGCGCTCTGGACATATGCAAAAAGAACGGCCAGCCGCTAGACATGCTATTATCCAAGCAAATTCAACTAGATGCGGCTGGCACGCTATCAAAGCTTAGCAAATTTGTTCCACAGGAAGTCAACATTAGCGGCGAGGGCAGCGAGTTTAGCTTGGCGCTGGGCGAAGTAGCAGCGCGGATTGCCGAGCAGAACGCAATTCTTAGACATGCCCCTTTGCAAGAGGCGTCCGAAGATGCGCAACTTATTGATATTACACCAGAAAACTCAGAGGAAAGCGCTGATCTTCCAGGTAAACCTTCCAAAAAGTAGCGCGATTCGTTGAACGCAAGCCGATCCGGGGCAAAAAATCTGCAAAAATCGGCCAGACCCCCCCCGTCACGCGATTTGGCGGGGCGGATATATATGTATATATACCCACATCTCCCCCCCCAACCCCTCTTACCCCCCTCCTACCTATCCTTACCTATTGACATGCTCCCCGCATACGAATATATTCCTTTTAAGATGAGCTAGTGTCCCTTGGGTTTCTCTCCCACTCCCACCACCCTCTCCGCTAGCTCGTCTTTCATTTCTACTCCTCCTCTCCCTAACTAGACCCCCCCGTGGGGTCTTTCTTTTTGCAGAACATCCATATGCCCAAACCCAAGCAATCGCCGACCCTAGCCGACACTTTGTTGCAGCTTCATGGCGACCCTGTGCTGTTCGTTAAGTCTGTCCTTGGCGCTGAGCCACAGGCTTGGCAGAAAGAGGCGCTTGAAGCCGTGCGGGACGGCCCGCGTGTGGCGTGCAAGTCTGGCCACGGCGTTGGCAAGTCTGCGCTGCTTAGCTGGGTCATTCTGTGGTACTTGATTACCCGCCCTTGCCGCATAGTTTGCACGGCGAACAGCGCCAACCAGTTGAGCCAAGTTTTGTGGGCTGAGATACAAAAGTGGGCGCGTAAGATGCCGAAAGGCTTGCAAGGCCAGCTTGAGATAACCTCTGAGAAAATCAGTGTTAAGGGCGTGGATAGCTCCTGTCACGCGCGGGTGAGCCGCAAAGAGAACCCAGAGGCATTGCAGGGCTTTCACCATGAGAAGCTTTTGTTTGTCATCGACGAATGTTCTGGCGTTGACGATATTGTCTTTGAGGTTGCGCAGGGTGCGTTATCCACGGCTGGCTCTAAGATACTCATGGTGGGCAACCCTACGCGCAGCAACGGGTATTTCTACGAGGCTTTCCACAAGAACGCTCATCGCTGGCACAAGATGACCGTGAGTTGCGAAGACGCTGAGTATGTAAGCGATGACTTCATCGAAGACATGAAGCACCAGTATGGCGAAGACAGTTCAATTTTTGGCGTGCGCGTCCTTGGCGAATTTGCCAAGCAAAATGACGATAGCCTTATCAGCAAGCACTTGGTTGATGCTGCGGTCGGGCGTGACGTTGACCCTATGACGATTGCGCCGATCTGGGGTTTGGACCTAGCGAGATTTGGGAGCGACCGCACAGCTTTGGCTAAGCGTCAGGGCAATGTTTTGCTTGAGCCGATCAAGCATTGGCAGGGCAAAGACCTGATGGAGACTGTCGGTCTTATTCTTGCCGAATATGAGGCCACGCCTTTCATGGATCGCCCTAGCGAGATTTGCTGTGACAGCATTGGCGTTGGCGCTGGTGCGGTTGACCGCCTGTTGGAGCTTGGTTTGCCAGCGCGAGGCGTCAATGTTGCCGAAAGTCCAGCTTTGGGCACGCGCTATCAGCGCTTGCGTGACGAGCTTTGGTTTAAGTGTCGTGAATGGTTTGAGGCGCGTGATTGCCAGATGCCAGATCAGGATGAACTGCTGCATGAGCTTACGTCTTTGCGCTTTAAGATACTTTCGTCGGGCAAGTTCAAGGCTGAAGGTAAAGACGAGATGAAGAAGCGCGGCTTGCGTTCGCCCGACTTGGCCGATGCGTTTGTTTTAACTTTTGCCGGGCAAGCCGTGCGTGCGGCTGGCGGTGCGAGTGCCTACGGGTATCGCGCCGAGTTGGACTACGGCGATAGCAACTGGATTACCTGACATGATGTATATGCGCGTTTACAAAAACCCTAACCCCGGTCGCAAAGTTGAACCTGTGGCGAAGGTGAAGAAGCGTAAGCCTCAAGCTGGCAAGCCCAGCTACCGCGCTATGAAGTCAAGCATGAAAACTGGGAAGTATAGCTCTAATGGCTAAAATGGATGAACTGCGCTTTCGCAGCATTTTGCAGAACGAAATACAGAGCGCTGTGAATTACCACGAAAGCGAGTTTTCGGCAGATCGTGTTGAGACTTTGCGGTATTACCTTGGCGAGCCTTTTGGCAACGAGGTGGAAAACCGCAGTCAGGTTGTCGCTACCGAAGTGTCTGACACAATCGAATATATCATGCCATCGCTGATGAAAATGTTTGCGTCTTCGCCTGAGTTTGCGCGGTTTTTGCCGCGTGGCCCTGAGGATGTGCAAGCTGCCGAGCAAGCGACTGACTTGGTAAACTTTGCAATTAACCACGACAACTCTGGTTTTCGGGTGATCCACAACTGGTTTAAGGACGCTTTGCTGTTCAAGCAGGGCTGTGTGAAATTCCATTGGGCTGAGACTGACACAACTATTAGCGAAAGCTACGAGAGCCTTACCGAAGACGAGCTTACTTTGCTTATCTCTGACCCGGCGATTGAGATTGTCTCTCAGGAAGTCACTGAGGTTGGCGTGGTTGACCCTGACGGCAACGAGATGCCTATGGAGCGCACCTATTCGGTGGAAGTAAAGCGCACCAAGAAGTCGGGCAATGTTAAGCTTGACAACGTGCCACCCGAAGAACTGATTTTCTCTCGCCGCGCGACTGCTCTCGAAGACTGTTCGTTTATTGCCCACAGGACGCAAGTGCGCGCTGGCGATTTAATTGAGCAGGGGTATGACCCTGACGTTGTTCTGCGTTTTGCGGGGAACGACGATTTAGACAACGAGGCTGAGCGTCAGACGCGCTTTGATGAACTTGAGTCTGGCGAGAAGCATGAAAGCTCTGACCCGTCGATGCGCGAGGTGTTGGTCACTGAGGCTTACATTCGCGCCGACTATGACGGCGACAATATACCTGAGCTTCGGCGTGTTGTTTCGCTGGGTGATGGCGATGAAGTGCTTGAGAACGAGCCGTTTGACCACATGCCATTTGCCATACTTTCGCCGATCTTGATGCCGCACCGCATGGTTGGGCGTTCTGTCGCCGAGATGGTTAAGGATTTGCAGGTCATCAAGTCTACTGTGATGCGGCAAATGCTCGACAATTTGTATTTAACGAACAACAGCCGAGTTGGCGCTGTGGAAGGGCAGGTAAACCTTGATGACTTACTTTCGTCGCGCCCTGGGGGCATTGTTCGTATGCGTGCGCCGGGCATGGTGCAGCCTTTGGCCGTCCCGCAGATTGGCAACTCTGCGTTTGCAATGCTTGAGTATGTGGATCAGGTTCGTGATCAGCGTACGGGTTTTTCTAAAGCTTCGATGGGGCTTGACCCTAGCACGCTTCAAAGCACGACTGCATCGGCTGTTAATGCAACTATCCAAGGCGCTCAACTTAAAATCGAAATGATTGCTAGGGTGTTCGCTGAAACGGGTTGCCGTGATTTAGCCAAGGGTGTTTTGCATTTGCTGCAAAAGCATCAGGACAGCGAGCGCGTTGTGCGTATTCGTGGCGATTTCGTAGCGATTGACCCGCGTGCTTGGGCGAATGGCTTTGATCTTAGCATTGAGGTTGGCTTGGGCAATGGCCGTGAAGATGAGAAGATGGCTATGCTTGTGCAGATTGCTGGTAAGCAAGAGCAGATCATGGCGCAACTTGGGGCTGGCAATCCTGTTGTTAAGCCTTCGCAATATGTGAACACGCTCAAGCGCATTGCCGAGATGGCTGGCTTTAAGGACACCGACCAGTTTTTCACATCTGGCGAACAAATTGATGCGGCTATTGCGCAGGGCGCTCAGCAGCAGCAGGGCGATGGCTCAGCACAGGCTGAGATGGCGCAATTCCAAGCTGAGCTTGAGTTGAAAAAGCAGAAGATGCAAGCCGAGCTAGAGCTAGAGCGTGAGAAGATGCAAGCTGAGCTTGAGTTGCGCCGCTTTGAGCTAGAGAGCGAGTTGCAGCTTCGCCAGCAAAAGCTCGCCTTTGGCGGCACAGTTTCGGACAATTTACCTAGAGCATGACGGATTTAGAAGCCGAGCGTAACCGTGGCCAGCGTGCTGCGGCCATTTTGCGTGACCCAATCGTAAAAGAGGCTTTTGACGAAATCCGCGAGTCGTATGTCAGTGCGTGGGAGCAAAGCTCTGCGTCAGACACCGACGAACGGGAGCAAGCGTATTATTTGCTGAAGGCTTTGCAGTCGTTTCGCGGTCACTTTGAGAGTGCCGTGCAGACTGGAAAAATGGCCTCACAGCAGTTGGACGGCTTGCATAAATAACCCTTAAAATTTGGAGATTTTTATGTCTGGTACTCCTAGTGAATCCAGCCTTTCGCAGCATGATGCTGTAAACTTACTTTTGGACACCCAAGCCCCCGATGAGGTAAGCGAGGATATTCAAGAGCAAACTGCCGAAGCGACTGAAGTAGAGGCAACTGAAACTGACGAAATGGAAGTTGAGGCCGCTGATGACAGCCAAGCCGAAATGGAAGTTGAGGAAGTTGAAGAAGACAGTGAAGAAGTTGAGACTATCGACACATTTTCTGTCAAAGTTGACGGTGAAGATGGTGAGGCCACGATTGATGAACTCATCAAGAACTATCAGCTAGAAAAAACGGCTCAGAAAAGACTACAAGAAGCGGCTGAGCAGCGTAAAGCTGTTGAGGCTGAGAAAGCGTCCACTGAGCAAGCTCGTCAGCATTACGAGCAAGCCCTTGAGGTTATCACTCAACAATTACAGCAAGCTTCCCAGCCGAAAGACAAGGCGTATTGGGATCAACTGTATGAGAATGATCCGCTGGAATATGTTAGGCAACGCGATCAAGAGCGTGACACGCAAGCACAACAACAAGCTGTGCAAGCTGAGCAGTTACGCATGAGGCAAATCAGGCTGACCGAAGAACAAGGCAAGCTTCTGGAACTCATTCCTGAGTGGAAAGATACAGAAGTCGAGGCACGAGAAAAGGCAGCTATTACCACTTACGCGCAGACCAAAGGTTGGACTACGCAAGAGCTAAGTAATACCCTTGACAGCCGTTATGTTGACTTGATGCGTAAGGCTTATCTTTACGACAACTTGCAGTCCCAAAAACCGATTGCGGCCAAGAAAGTAAAGACAGCACCTAAGATGGTGAAAAGTGGGCAACCTAAGACTAAGGGCGACTCTGCAACAGAGCGAAAGCGTAAAGCTTTTGACAAACTGAGGAAGACCAACAGCCGCAATGCCGCTGTGGATTACCTCTTAACCCGCTAACTTTTAGGAGGCCATTATGGCTACTTATACCAGCGCTTCAGCCATAGGCGAGCGCGAAGACCTGAGTGATGTGATTTATCGCATTGATCCCGACGAAACCCCACTTGTGAGCAATGCTCAAAAGGAGACTACCAAAGGTATTTTCCATGAATTTCAAGTGCAAGAATTGGCTGCGGCTGTTGACACAAACTATGTCAACGAAGGCGCTGACTATAGTTATGTCAACCCCAATCCCACGGTCAGACACGGCAATTACCATCAGATCAGCGTACAAGCTGCTAGCGTTTCAAACACGCTGGACGTTGTAGACAAAGCTGGTCGTGACAAAGAAACGGCAATGGTCAAGGTGCTGAAAGGCATTGAGCAACGCCGGGACATCAACAAGGCGCTTTACAAGAACGAAGCGCGTTCTGGCTCTGACCCACGCAAAGCTGCCAAGTTAATCACTTGGATCACAAACGGCGACAAGCCGGGTGACATGGCATTTGCAACTGGTGACGGCTCTGACGCTGCTGACCTGACCGGTACTGCGGCTGCACTTACTTTGGCGAAAATCGACGCTGCTATGCTTGCTGCATACAGTGACGGCGGTTCACCAAACATGTTGCTGATGTCACCAACCAACAAGCAGAACTTTTCTGGTCTGTCTTCTGGCTCAGTCGCAACCAACCAGTTGCACATGACTGCGCCTAAAGAGGCAGCGATAATCGGTTCTGTTAGCTTGTACTTGTCAGACTTTGGTGAGCTTTCGGTCACTGTTGACCGTCAGTGTCCAAATTCAGAGATGTATCTGATCGACACCGATTACGTCTGCATCGGCTCACTGCCGGGTCGGATGTTTAGCGTGTCTGACGTTGCATCTACTGGTGACGCCACCAAGTTTGCAATCGTGTCCGAATGGACGTTGATCGTGAAAGCGCCAAAAGCGCACGCAGCGGTTATCGGTCTAAACGGCTCATAAGCAAAACTACTCACAAGACCCAAAGGGGGCGGCTTCGGTCGCCCTTTTTTTATGCGGAGAACGTAATGAAAAAGCTTATCAGCGCTGACCCTGAGAAGGGCAAAAAGACATTCTTTCACTCTGACGTTGACGGCAACCATGTCAGCACAGAGATAAACCTTGATCCAATCATCGACGCAGCAAAGCGTGAGGCAAACGAATGGCGACCCGGTTCGCTTATCGGCAATACTCAGAAGCACAAGCAAAAGGTCGCTGAGATACCAGCCCCGCTTTACTACCAACTCATAGAGAGATTTGGCCAGCCCAAGCAAAACCCGAAAGCTTGGCGCAAATGGCTAAACGACTATGACAATCGTTTCTTTAGAACTTCTGGCGGTACAGTGTAATGGCAATCACGACTTATGCTGAGCTTCAGACATCGGTAGCCAACTTCTTGGCGCGGGATGACCTGACGTCTCGAATACCAGAATACATTGATATTGCTGAAGCACGCATGAGCCGTGAGCTAGACACCCGTTCACAAGAAAAGCGTGCCACGGCGACCACATCGGCCAGCGATGAGTTTGTCAGCCTACCAACTGACTTGCGCAAGATACGCTTGGTTAAGCTAAACACTGACCCGGTTGACATCCTAGAGTACGCCTCACCCAAGGATTACTATGAAACCTACGCCTCATCTGGCGGTGGTCGCCCTAAGATTTACACTGTGATCGGCGCGGAGATTGCCCTTCGGCCCATCCCTGATAGCGCGATGACGATTGAGATAATCTATTCCGAGAGCATATCTGCCCTGTCTGACAGCAACACGACAAACACCATACTTAGCCGCCATCCAGACGCATATCTGTATGGAGCGCTGCACGCTGCGTATTTGTACCTCTTGGACGAGGCTAGGGCTAACCAGTATGACGCTCTGTTTTCGCGTGCGATGCAGGAAATCAAGCAGGACAACGAGAAGGCTTTTTACGGTGGGCCTTTAGCAATGAAATCGGATTACGCAGGAGTTTAACCCATGTCTGCAATGAGCGACTATTTAGAAAACGAAATCCTTGACCATGTGTTAGGCACTGGTTCTTACACCATGCCGAGCAATGTTTACGTTGGGTTATCCACTGGCTCTTTTGGCGATGACAATAGCGGCACAGAGTTGTCTGGCAGCAACTACTCTCGCGTGTCGGCCAGCTTCAGCGCAGCCTCTAGTGGCACAACGTCCAACTCTGGCGCGATTGAGTTTGCTGCGGCTACTGGTAGCTGGGGCGCGGTCAGCCACTTTGGCCTATTCGACGCATCATCTTCTGGCAACCTGTTAATCCACGGCGCGTTTTCGGCGTCAAAAACTATAGCTTCTGGCGATATTCTGCGCGTGGCCGCTGGAGACTTAGACGTAACGGCAGCTTAACATGGCTGAGATACTTGGCCCTACGCTAGAGCAGCTTGATGCTTGGGGGTCTATGGATGCGCTTGATGCGTTTGGTACGCTTGAGCAGCTTGACAACCTAAACCTATTCGAAACGGCATCTGCTGTATCTTTTAGCGCAACGGCAAGCGCAGGGATCACGCATGTAAAAACGGTCGCGTCTGCGCCGAGCATTGCGGTCACGCAAAGCACTACAGCAACGCGGGTTCAAAACGCTTCCGCTAGCGTTACGGGCGCTGCTTCTGTGGCGTCTACGGCGCGGTTTACTGTGTCCATGGCGGCAAGCGTCAGCATTGCTCTGACCGAGGCGGCGTCTGCGAAGCGTGTGCAACAAATCAGCGCAAGCTTGAGCTTAGCTGCAAGCGCAACGGGCGAAGCCAAGGCTGTGCTGAGCAGTACGGCGGCGGCCAGCATTGCGGTGACATCGCTTGCAAGCTCTTTGATAGCGGCGGGTGCTTCGGCTTCGCCTCAAGTCGCCATAACGGTCAGCTTAGACGCTGAAAAGTTGGGCGAGGCGTGGGGCGATATAGCCGCTGGTGGCGAGGCTTGGTCTGACATTGCCGCTGGCAGTGAGGCTTGGTCGGATGTGCCTGTCGGAAGCGAAGCTTGGTCAGACTTGGCCGCATCGAATATTGCATTTGCCCAGCAAAGCGCTGGCTCAGAAAGTTGGCTTAATCAATGATACCTTTTGGCGAATGGCTACCTGACCAATCTGACTTGCAGAACCCCGGTTCAACTATTGCGACCAATGTTTTACCTGCTGCGCGTGGGTATAGGCCGTTTGCTGGTTTGACCGAAGTTTCTGCGGCGGCTACGGAAAGGCTGCGCGGTATATACGCGACTAAGGCCACGGACGGCACTGTGATTACCTTTGCTGGCGATGACGACAAGCTTTACAAGCTGGACAACTCTGACTTCAGCTTAGACAGCACTAACTCTGGTTACACGATGACCAGCGATATGTATTGGGATTTTGTCAGGTTTGGCGATGAGGTTATTGCTGCTGGCTCTGACAGCGATGTTTTGCAGGGCTTTACGATAGGCACTGACAGCGCTTTTTCTGCGATAAGCGGTGCGCCAGCGGCTAGGCATTTAGCTGTGGTGCGTGACTTTGTGGTGACGGCAAACGTGACCTATAGCTCAGCAACGCATCGCAGTCGGGTACGCTGGTCTGCAATTAACGATGCCTCTAGCTGGACTATCGGCAGCAATCAGGCTGACTTCCAAGACATACCTGATGCTGGGTATATCACTGGCTTGGTCGGCGGTGAGTTTGGCGTGGTGCTTATGGAGCGAGCTATTGCGCGGATGCAATACGTTGGATCGCCTCTAGTCTTCACCTTTGAAAAGGTTGAGACAGGCCACGGGTGTAACTACCCCAACAGTATTGCCTCACTTGGGCCAACTCAGGTGTTCTACTTGGCTGACGATGGTTTCTTTATGTTTGACGGCCAGCGCAGCATCCCGATTGGCGCAGAGAAGGTTGACCAGTTTTTCTTTGGCGACTTGGACTTTGCCAACTCAGACAGGATAAGCTGTGCGATTGACCCCGAAAACCAAGTGGTTATGTGGGGCTATCCCTCAGTCAGCGGTGTAGGCAACCCTGATAAGATTTTGGTGTATAACTATGCCGTGCAGCGCTGGTCTATTGCGGAGCTTGAGCATGAGCTTTTGGCGTCTTCCCTAACGCCAAGCTTTACAGTGGAGAGCTTAGATAACTTAAACAGCAGCCTAGACGGCTTAACAACGTCACTGGACAGCAGGTTTTACGCTGGTGGGTTCTTCCAGCTAAGCGCCAGCAAAGATAAAAAGATACACACGCTTACTGGCGCACCGCTTGCTGCCGTTCTGGAAACGACCGAGTTTGAGCCAGCCACCATGCGGCAATCGTTAATCCGAGGCATAACGCCATATGTCACATCTCGCAGCACTGCGCCCACGCTTAGCGTCCAAGTTGGCTCACGCTCAAGACAAATCGACAGCCCCAGCTTTAGCACGGCGGTTTCGCTTAACGATGATAACAACTGCCCAGCGCGAAGCAGTGGGCGTTACCACCGGGTGCGGGTGAATGTCAGCGGTACTTGGCGTTACGCTTTAGGCGTTGATGTTGACGCTGTTGGCATGGGCCGCAGATGACCGACTTCAACTATGTTAAGCTACCTTCTGATGGCGCAACGCCACGGCAGGTTGCCTTTGCTGTTAATCTTCTGATTGACGGCAAGTTTAACTCTACTGGCAGCGTAACGCTTACGGCAAGCGCTGCTTCTACGGCGGTGACTGACTACCGCGCAGGGCCAGACAGCGTAATTCTATTTACGCCGACAACGGCCAATGCTGCTGCTGAGCAAGGCGGCGGCACTATGTACCTATCTGCAAGAGCAAAGCAGGGTTTTACAATAACCCATGCGAATAACTCCCAGACGGACAGAACCTTCCTCTACATTGTGATCGGATGAAATTTACAGCAATCCACCCAAATCTGCTGCCTAGTGTTTGGCCGCATGTCTCCCCGTTGCTTGGTAAAGCCGTCAGTTTAAACCCTGAGGTTATTGACTTGGATGATGTGTACGCTGGCGCTTTAGCTGGCATTTACGTTGTTTGGGCGGCTGTTGATGAAGCCAGTGGCGAGTTTGTTGGTGCGATCACAACACGAATTATAACTTATCCGAAGACCAAAGCATTAGCGATGGATTTCATCGGTGGAACACGAATGAAAGAATGGCTTCAGTTATCGCAATCGGCGGTTGAAGAACACGCCAAGCGAAACGGATGCACCCACCTAGAAGGCTACGGGCGGCGAGCGTGGTCAAGGTATCTTGAACCGCTTGGCTGGGGTCAGGCTTACATTACTTATAAGAAGGAATTGTGATATGTCTAAGGGCGGCGGTAGCCAAACAATCACAAACGTGCAATCGTTACCCCCTGCGATTGAAAAAGCCTTAAAAAGAGCTTACACTGATTACAACCCGTTTTCGTCAGCGTTTGAGGCAGTTAGCGACTTCAACCCTCAGGCTGAATTGCAGGGTGTTGCTGGTTTAAGTGGCACTGAAAGAGGTGCGATTGACGCGGCGGGTGCGGCGCTCAAAACACCCCCTAGCTATCTGGCAAGCGCTCAGCAAAACCTTGGTGGCCTTATGGGCGGCGCGGTTGACACGGCAGCATTGCAAGACCAGCTTAACAGAGGCGATATTCAGCCGAGGGCGGTAGACTATAGCACCCTATTCAGAGCAGCCAACACTAGACAAAGCTTAGACCCGCTTAACGATTTAGTTGGCGCAGGGATCGACACATCTGCATTGCAAGGCGTTTTAGGCGACCGTGCAGACTTAGCAGGTCTGAGACAGGCCGCATTGGCTGGCGTTGATACGGGCGGCATTACAAATGCTGCAAATCGTGCGGTTGACCCAGCAGCCTTACGCGCCGCTGGCACTGCTCCGACAGATTTGCAAGGAGTTTTAAACGCAGCGCAACGTGCAACGGACGCAAGCAATATTGTGGCGGCGGGTAATCGCACGGCTGATACGTCAGGGCTTTCTAACATAGCTGGGCAGCAAAATGCAGCGACAGGCTTGCTTACTGGCCTAGCCAGCGGCGGCACTAATCCATTGCTTCAGCAGCAAGCGCAAAACGCGATGCAGGGAGCCATTGATAAGGTAAGCTCACAGTATGCTCTGGGCGGTAGATTGGGTTCTGGTAGTTTTGCAGGGGCGCTAGGCGCTGGCATAACCAATGCTGCTTTGCCAATTCTTTCGCAAAACTTACAGCAAGACCAAGCAAGACAATTGCAAGCTGCACAGGCTCTTGGCTCTGTTTCTGGGCAAGACATCGGAAGGCAGTTGGCGGCGGCAGAAGTTGGCGTAAGCGCACAGCAGCAGGATATTGCGAGAGCATTACAAGCGGCGCAAAGTGCGGCTGGCATCCAACAAGCTGATTTAGCGCGTGGCTTATCAGGTGCAACAACGGCAGCAGGTCTACAGCAATCAGACCTTGGCAGAGCTTTATCTGGCGAACAGGCCGCGCTGGCATCGGAGCAAGACAATCTTGCGAGGGCTTTATCAGGCCAGACTACGGCAGCGCAGCTTGGCCAAGCAGATTTGGCTAGACAGCTAAGCGGCCAGGGGCAACTCGTTGACGCGGGTAACGTGGGCTTAGCGCGGGATGCGCAGCTTGCCGGGCTTTTGACAGACGCGAGCCGTGCGGGGATAGGCCAACAGGCCGACATCGCGCAATCATTGCTTGGCGCTGAGCAGTCTGATTTGGGTCGGCGGTTGCAAGCTAGTGGCGCGTTTGTGGACGCATCCCAAGGCGTTGCTGATAGAGAACTTAGGGCAGACCAAACAAGCCGCCAGATTGACGCAACTTTGGCGAACCAGCTTACGGCGGCGTCTGAAGCTGACGCAAGGGCTAGGCTGGCGGCGATTGGTGCAGCACCGGGTCTGCTTGGAGCAGATCAAGCGCTCATCAGTCAGGCGGCGCAACTTGGCGCTCTTGATCGCGGGATTGCTCAAGCTGGGCTTGACGCACAGGCGGCGCAAGCTGCGCAGCAGAACTTACTGGATCAAAACCAGATCAACGCGTTGCTGCAAGCTTCTGGCATGGGCAGCGGATTGTTTGGGCAAACCACTACGCAAAGCGGCGGTGGCCCTTCAACGCTGCAAAGCGGCTTGGGCGGTGCGCTCACCGGGGCAAGCTTGGGCGGTTTGCTTCCAGCAGTCGGTGGGCCAATGGGCGCACTGGTCGGCGGCGGCTTAGGGCTGCTTGGATTACTATAAAGGATTGGCTTGATGGCAGATATGCAGGGATTATTCGGCAACCTCAACAACACACTGAACAACATGCCTCTGTCTGGCAGCTTGGGCTTGCTGACGACTGGTGTGGGCTTGCTGGAAGGCCAGCCTATAGGGCAAGCAGTGCAAGCAGGGCTTGGCACTTATCAGGGGTTGTCTGGTATTGAGGAAGACCGCAAACGCAAAGAGCTTATCGGTAAGCTTGTCTCAGAGGGCGGCTTTTCCAAGCAAGAGCAAGCGCTGATTATGGCGAGCCAAAGCCCGGCAGCAGTTGCAGCCCAGATACGCGGCCAGAAAGCGGCGGCGGCGAAGCCAACTGCGCTACAAGAAAAGATCGCGGAGGCTATAGCGGCTGGCTTTGAAAAGGGAAGTCCAGAATATAACAAAATTGTGTTTGGCTTGGATGCTGCTAAGGGCTACGACCCACAGTCAACTCTAGGGAAGCTTGCGGCTGACTTTAAAGAGGGGCTTCTAAGCGTAGAAGAATACGAAGCTGGCGTCAATAAGGCGACATATGTTGCCCCAGCAAAAGAAAGCGGTGCGGCATCAACTGTCGGCAAGATCATGGAAGACTTCAATGCTGGGCTAATTAGTGAAAAAGACAAAAATAGTGCTATAGCAAAGGCCACCAAGTCAGGTGGCCAAGCATTTACCGTTAGAACGGCTGATGGCTCTGAGATTACTTACGGCGGCTCTGGCGGGAACAGCAAGCTTACTGAACAGCAGAGTAAAGACTTAGGCTTTGCGGCGAGAATACCTGATGAGCTTATGGAGCAGCTTGACAAGTTTGACTCTGCGCTGGCGTCTTATCCCAATAAACTGCTTGACCAAGACCCGACCGGGCTTGCGCGTGGTATGTTGCAAAACCCTGATTTTCAAATAGCACAAACCTTAAGCCAGCAGTTTTTAACCCCGCTTATCCGTAAAGACACAGGCGCGGCCATACAAGCATGGGAAACTCAGCTTTACAATGAAATGTACTTCCCGCGACCGGGCGATAACCAAGAGGTTATAAAGCGTAAGCGTGATGCTCGACGTTTGGCTGTTGAGGGCTTGCGCAAAGGCTTGCCGCCACTGCTGCGTATTCAAGTTGACCCAAAGTTTGCTAAAGAATTTGCGAAGCTTCAAAACGATGTTTTACCAGAAAATTCTGCCTTGCGGAACATCACAAAAGATTGGGCGGCAGGTACACAGCCTCAAGGCTCATTGCCAGAGCAAGCGCAAGGTTCAGATGTGCAGCTAGAGTCAGGATCAGGCTTAAGCATCGCATCAATTCCTTACAGCGATTTGGTTAATGTAGACGTAGAAAAACTGTCTGATGATGAGCTTGATATTATGCTCAAGCGTTTTAGCGAGGGCAAATGATGACCCGCGAAGAAAAACTTAAGCGTGCGCAAGCGCTCCAAGCGCAGCAGAGAGCAAAAAAGCTATCACAAGCAGATGCGGCACAGCGCTCAGCTTTTGCCCAGCAAAACATGCTTCCCAGCCCTGACGACGACAAAACGCCTAGCCTAAAAAAGCCTAATCTATTTGGCGACACTGCTGCTGAGTTTTCAGCCCCCGCAAGAGAGGCTATGCGTGCTTATGCTGGTCGTATGATGGCGGCAGATCGTACACCCCTGCAAAGGGCTGGCGATGCTGGAATGACAGGCTTAGCTGCGTTAGGTGCAGGTTATGCTGGCACGGCTGGTTTGCTTGGCGACATAGTTGGCGGCGATAGAACGCAAGAGCGCAAAGCTGCACGTGACTTTATGATGCTTGGCGAGGTCGCTGTACCAGAGCTTACTGGTGTACCCTCTGCTTTAAGTAGGGCTGTTAGGCAACCGGGGGTTCTTAATACAAAGGTCGGGGCTTTCACAAATCTTCGCGGTGGGGCTATTCCCATTAGCAAAAGACAAGCGGCTGCGCAAGCTGCACAAAACATCGGCGTCACCCCCACACTTGGGATGCAAGGGCCAGCTTTAGGCATGGTTGAGGCGGGGCTTGATAAAGTTCCGTTTTCCACTGGCTCTATAAGAAATGCTGCACAAAGAGCAGAGGGCCAAATGGAAGCTGCGCTTGATCGTGCTGTTGATAGGGTTGGCGTACCCACCACAAACACAGGCGCGGGTGAGGCTGCGCAGTCTGGCTCTAAGGCGTTTGTTAGAACTTTCGAAGACAAGGCGGATGAACTTTATGGCGCTGTTGATCGCAAGATTGGGCCTAACACGTTCGTGACTGCCCCGAAGACAATCGGCGTTTTGGAAGACCTTACGGCATATTCCAGAAAATACCCGAATATCGGCAAGTTTCTAAATAGGCCAAAGTTTACCAGATTACTAGAAGACCTTGAGGTAAACGGTGCGCTGAACGCCTTGCCTTATGACGTTCTGAAGGATTTGCGCTCAAGTATTGGCGCGAGCATGGGTAAAATAAACGGGCCTATGTCAAGTCTTCCTCAAGCTGAGCTAAAACGCCTTTACGGGTCACTAAGTGAAGACATGAGGGCAGTTGCCAAGGCAACAGGTGAAGACGCTTTGCGTTCGTTTGAAAGGGCTAACAAGTTTTACGCGGCTGGCATGAAGCGCATTGACGGGTCTTTAAAGAAAATCACTAATGCCGATACACCAGAAAAAGCTTACCAAAACATAGTTGCGCTTACGACCGCTGACAGCCCAAGAGGCAGTACGATGCGGTTAAATCAGATCAAGAAAAGTTTGCCAAAGGAAGAATGGTCAACCGTATCATCTACTATTTTGCGCAAACTTGGTGAAGCTAGAGTTGGACAAAGAGGTGCGCCTGACGCTTCTGACTTCGCCGAGTTTTCACCAGCCACATTTTTGACCAACTGGAATAAGATGAGCAAAAGCGCAAGGACAGTGCTGACCAGCGGCAACATCCCGCAATCAACCCGGCGAGAGTTAGACAATCTTGCGCTTGTCGCCCAGCGCTACAAGGAAAAGCCAATATCGACGGGCAGTGCGGCAACAAACTCATTGCTGGCGTTTATAGTCGGCGCACCGACACTAGGCTTAGCACAAACAGCGGGTATAGCTGGCGGCACATATATTTCAGCAGCGGCGATGACAAGCACGCCATTCCTAAAAGCAGTAAACTCTGCCGCTGCTGGAAATTTCACGAAACTTAGACGCCTTGCCCAAGATGGCAGTGCGATAGGCTCAGAGGCCGCAACCCTGTTGCGCTTGGTTGGCGCAGATCAAGCTAGAAAAGAGGAACTAGACTAATGGCTAAGACAAAGATAAGCGAATATGACGCCACTGCCGCTAACAACACTGACATTGACAGCATTAACATCGCTGAAGGCATGGCCCCTTCAAACGTAAACAATGCTATTCGTGAGATGATGGCGCACCTCAAAGATATGGACGCTGGCACACAGGCTTTGACAAGCCCACAGCTTACCTCTGCTGATATAAACGGCGGCACGGTAGACGGCGTTACAATCGGCGGCGCTTCTGCCGGGGCGATCACGGGTACGACCATCACGGCCAGCACAAGTTTGGTCGGCACGCTTGGGACGGCGGCGCAAGCCAACGTCACCAGCCTTGGAACGCTGACTGGTTTGACTGTGAGTGGAACTACATCCTTAGCTGGCGCAAGCACATCAGCGGATATTACGTTTGGCGATAACGACAAGGCTATCTTTGGTGCTGGCTCAGATTTAACTATCGAACATAATGGTACAAATAGCACAATTACCAGCACCACAGGCACTTTGACTATCCAAAACACTGCTGACGATGAAGACGTTGATATTGTGAGTGACGATGGTTCTGGAGGTACTGCTGTATATTTCAGAGCAGATGGATCAAGTGGTCAAACCAAACTGTATCATAATAATGCTGGCACAGGCACACTGCGGTTAAATACAAGCTCAGACGGCATCGACATCATAGGTCATGCTGACATTGAGGGCCACTTCACCGCAACAGATGGGTGTACAATTACCACTGCCGATAACTCCACGCAGCTAACCTTGATATCAACAGATGCTGATGCGAGTGAAGGTCCACGGCTAGATTTGACACGTGCCAGTGCATCTCCTGCTGATGGCGACCTAATCGGAACAATACGTTATCTTAGTGACGATGACGGAGGCACTGCAACGGTTTTTGGTGAAATCCAAGTAGAAGCAGATGACGTAACTGACGGCACAGAAGATGCTGAAATGCGCCTAATGATTCGTAACAACGGAAATCTAAGAAACGCAGTTGAGATTGGTGCTACTGAGGTAGTGTTTAATGAAAATTCTGATGATGTAAATTTTAGGGTTGAGAGTGATACTGTCACTCATGCTCTGTTTGTTCAGGGTTCAGACGGTTCTGTCGGGCTTGGGACGAGTTCGCCTAGTAGACAAATTCATCTAGCATCATCTGTACCCGCGCTGCGTCTGGAAGATACAGATGTCTCCGGTCTGTATGGTGAGATAGTACAACTTTCTGCTGGGGATTTAAGTTTCAGAGCCGACCACGGAGATGTTCAAGAATCTTCTTCTATGTCGTTTAGTGTTGATGGCTCAGAAGCCATGCGCCTAACATCATCGGGGCTGCTTGGAGTAAACACTACCTCCCCGAAAGGCATGGTTCACGTTACTAACACTGGAACTAGACCTAACTTCTTATCAAGTGGTGCAGGAGATGCAGACCTTGATTTTGCCGTAGATTCCGATGAGGTCATGCAGCTTGGAAGGTTTAACAAAACTACAGAAGCAGTTGACGCAATTGTAATGAGCCTTGAACTTGATGGTGATGTCACGATTGAGGATGGAAATCTTGTAGTCGCAAATGGTCACGGCATTGATTTCTCTGCAACTTCTGGTACTGGCGAAAGTGAAATTTTAGACGACTATGAAGAAGGCACTTTCACCCCGACACTGGAAGCCTCATCAGGCTCAAACCCAACCGTTGGCGGCTCTGCCAGTGGACGTTACACTAAAATTGGTGACATGGTTACTGTTTATATGAGTGTCACAAATATAACAGGCGGTGATAGTGCAAGTGGAAATCTTGAGATTCACAGCTTGCCTTTTGCCCCAACGACAAAAGATTCTGTAGGCACAGTTTTGCTTGATAACTTTACCTTTGTATCAGGAACAACTTATTGTGTTTCATATTGTGACGTATCTGACGATTTAATTAAAATTATGCAAATTAGAGACACTACAACCGATGCAGCTATTGACAACGATAATATCGACGATGGTGCGGCTGACTTTATTATTACCATGCAATATCGCACCACATCATAACTTGTTTGGAACAGCAGGTCGGACAGTCCAGAAAAGGAGATAAAACATGGCACTGACAGAAGAAACAAAAAACGACAAGATTGAGATTATTGATAAGGGTGATTGGACGGTCGTTCAAGTTCGGAAGGCAACAATCATTAAAAAAGATGGTGTTGAAATATCCAGAACATTCCATCGCCATATCATCACGCCAATCCAAAGTATCTCAGGTGAAGATGCTGATGTTCAAGCCATTTGCAATGCCACGTTTAGTGACACAATGCGAACAGCTTACACCGCAGCTAACTCTTAAACAGAAAGGCGATCAACGTGACCGAGAAAAAAACAAACGTCATCACGATCAACGATCAGGAATACACAGAAGATCAGCTTACCGACCAGCAGAAGGTCATCATCAACCATGTGCAAGACTTGGAGCGCAAAATTCGCTCAGCGCAGTTTAGCTTGGATCAGATGACAGTCGGGCGCGAGGCTTTTGTAAATATGCTAACAGGTTCACTAGAAGCTGAGCCTCAGGATGCAGAAGTGGTAAGCTAAATATGGAATTACGCGCATGACCCCTGATGTGCTTTGGAGCGCTGGCCTAACGGCTGGCGTTGCCATGATCGGCTATGTGTTGCGAAACGCGCACGCAGAAGTTCACCGCATTAACATTTTGCTTAACAAGACACGCGAGGAAATGGCCAAGGAATACCTCACCAAAACCGAGGCCAACACTGACACAGACCGCCTAATCGTTAGGCTCGACGCGCTTGACGCCAAGCTCGACAGGATGCTTGAAAGGTAAGTTTACAACATGATTGAGGTATTAGCCCTTGCTGGCGCGGTCACAAAGATCGCTGGCGGCATCTCTAGTGCTGTCAAGGCCGGGCGTGACATTCACGATCTGCTTCCGCATTTTGGCAAACTAGCAAAACTTGAGGCCGACATTAACCTTGCCGAAGCTGGCAAGCACAAAGGGCCATTAGGGCGGCTTACATCCAGTGAGGAAGAAGGCTTTGCAATCGCCCAAGCCAAGATGGCTCACCGCGAAGCTCAGAAAGAATTGAAAAGCATCTGCCAGCTATACGGGCCACCCGGCATGTGGGCGATGGTCGTTAAAGAGCAAGCCGCTGCAAGGGTACGCCAGAAGGAAGCGCTAGAGGCGCAAGCTTTGGCGCGAGATAAGCTGTTTTGGGGTCTGTCCCTCACCTTGGGAACAGTGGTGTTTATCGGCGGCTTAGCGGCGATGTTTTGGGGCTTGGATAAAGCCGTCAACGGATAAGGAAATCTAATGGCAACTGTTCTTGACGAATGGCGCGTACTTCCGCGCTTAGCTTTCTTATGTCAAATTTTTCTCACTTGGAAGGTTTGCCTGTGGTTTATGACCCTGCCCGACCCAAGTATTCAGCAATCTGGTTTTGTCAGTATCGTCACCGCGATGCTTAGCGCATCGTTTGCGATCTGGATGAACAAAGAGGCCAAGTGATACGCATAGCGCTGTTGTGCTTGGTTCTTGCTGGCTGCACACCCCTCAATCTACTTTCTGGCGGCGGCTCTGGCGTGAGCGTCACGCCTATTGGCACGCAGGTCGCCCAAGAAGCTACGCAGCAAGCCGTTGGGCAGCAAAACGAAACCAGCGCTGGGCGAGACATTATCCAAACAGAAATCATCAAAGAGGTCGAGGCTGAGTCGGTCGAGAAGGTCAACATCAGCAATCAGAACATCCCGCCGTGGGTATTGCTTCTGCTGATCCTTGGCTGGCTTCTGCCGACCCCTACGGCCATCGGAATTTGGTGCGGTGAAATGTTTATGACGCTGATCGGCAAAGGAAAGAAAAATGGCGTTCGCAGTTAATAAAGTATCGTTTAAGAAGGAAAAGAAAGTGTATAAATTAGGCAAAGGCAGCAATGCCAAGCTGAAAGGCGTTGACAAGCGCATGGTCGAAATCGTGAAAGAAGCTATCAAGATTAGCAAGCAGGACTTCAGCGTGATCTGTGGTCTGCGCACCAAGAAAGAGCAAGAAGAACTTGTCGCTCGCGCCGCAAGCCAAATAATGAAGTCCAAGCACCTGGACGGCTTAGCGGTTGACCTGATGGCGTACCTGCCCGGCAACGGTGATAGGTGGGAGCTTCAGCTTTACTTCGCCATTGCAGACGCCATGAAGGAAGCCAGCAAAACGACAGGCCACCCGATACGCTGGGGCGCAGCTTGGAACGTGACGCTTACCGATTGGGATAGCTCTGCCGAGGAAGCGATGAACAACTACATTGATTTGCGCAGATCGCAGAAGCGCCGCCCCTTCATAGACGCGCCACATTTTGAATTGCTGAAGTAATCCTATGCGCAAGATTTACACAGAAGAACAGCTAGCCGATGTCCTGACAATCGCCGATAAGATTGTGAGCAGAGCGCATCGCGGTATTCCTGTTGACCGCTGGGCAACCCAAGAAGAAATGCGAGACTTTGTGATGGCTTACGAGTGGTGTGTCGAGTGTACTCAGGCATTAATTGGCGAGGTTAGGCTGTACGAGATAAACTGATGGACACAGGACGCGCAGGGGAGTTTCTTTGTGCGTACCTTCTGGAAAGACATTTTGGGCTAGAGGTTCACCACGTTAGAACCACGGAAGATGACCTTTGGTGTCGAAACGACAGCGGTGCGGTCATCAGGATGCAGGTCAAGTCGGCCAACCTACGCGAGAGAAACCGCTTTGAGTATTTCACAGGCACACGGCGCGGCGCAGATGTGTATGCCTTTGTGGCGATTGGCAAAGACCTGATGCTGCTGAAGTCATGCGAGTGGGTTGGCGGGAAAAGCCGGGTCAACATAAACACAAAGCAATTTACGCTGCACAATATGATTACGACAGGTAACGAAGTGCTGGCTCAGTATAATCTTCCAGAATTGCAGGGCTAAATGGAAGATCGCAAAAGTCTTCCAAAAATATTCTTGACATATTCGAAATGCCGATGTTACAAAGCATTGTATTCATTGTGTTTTTGGCGATCCCGACAGGATTCGAACCTGTAACCTGCCCCTTAGGAGACAACATTTTACTAGGGCTGAATAAACGGGAAACCTCTTAAAATACATTTGATTACAATGAGTTGGGAGAAACTAAGCGGTGTGGGATTTCCTTAAATTGGGTGTTTTAGAAGGGCTTTTCTTTGGAAGAAATTCGGAAGAACTTGACTAAAACATTCCTTCGCAACTATAAATGAATAACAAGGGAACACCAATTCTATGTTAAAATTAACAGAAAATGGGCAGAGCAGCCTAGAAGAACTAACTGAAATTCGCCGCGTGTTCAACGAGGTTAGCCGTTACGAATTTCTCATGGGTGAAAAGCATTACAGCGCGGTGCAGGCCGCGTTCATAGAGATAATGGGCCAATGTGAAAATGACTTAGTAGAGGAGATATACGATGCCAACGATTTGGAAGTCTGGCGGCGTGAGCCTGACGGAAAACAAGGGAGTGCTGCGGGTGAGGTACGTTGACCCCGTGACGAAAAAAGAAGTGCAGAGGGTTGTGCCGAAAGGCGCAGCCCCACTCGACTTTGCCAAGGAAAGGCTCAAAGCCATCCAGCGCGGCGAAGCTACACCAGCTAAGCGCGGCATGAGCTTAAGCGACAAAGCACCGCTTTACATTGCCGAGCTAGATCGCCAAGTGCGAAACTTCCGCTTGGGGCTGGACAACGGCGAAACCAAAATAAGACCCAAGCGATGCAGTCAGCTAAAGTCCCAGCTAGAGCAGCACATCTTGCCGCGCATTGGCGAGCTAAATGCTAACGAGATTAACGCTAGGGACATCAACAGGCTGCAACACAAGCTGAAGGGCAGGATGCGCACCCAAACGGTGAAGCCTGTCATTCAATTGATATTTCGCATGTTAAAATGGCTTTACCTTGAGGGTCACATAGACTCGCCCCCGCCGCAGCGTGAGGACATCGACAAGCTTAGCCGTCAAGAGGGTTTACCCAAGCACACGCCCAGCATGGAAGATGTGCATAAGACGATCTTGGCGTGCGACAATCTTGAGCATCGTGTGATGATCAGGCTCGCCGCTGAGTGCGGCATACGGGCTGGCGAAGTGCTGGCCTTAACGTGGCGCGATGTTAAGCGTGGGTTGGTCAGCGTGAAAAGCTCAGCCGTGGATAAGGAAGTGCTGCCCACCAAGACCGACCAAAGCGCACGCTCTGTGCGGCTCAGTGATCGGCTCAAGGCTGATCTGGCTGAGCTACGGCTGGGGCGCGGGTTTTGCCAAGAGGATGACTTCTTGTTCACCAATGGGAACGGGCGGCTTTACACAAGCGCAGACGCGCTCAAGCTGGTGCTATACCCGGCGCAAGAAAAGGCTGGCGTGCAGAGCTTTGGCTGGCATGGGTTGCGGCGGTTTTACATCAACCACTTGCTGAACCGCAACGTGATGAAAGACCATGTGCAGCGCTTGGCTGGGCATGTGATCGGCAGCGAAGTCACCGACAAGCATTACCGTGAGGTAAAGCAAGCCGATGTGCTTCTGGAT